ATAACATTCACTGCCCCTCCTCTGTAAACTTGTGCAAACCAAATAGCTGTTGAATCATTGATACCTAAATCCCAAGCTGTATGTACTGGCAACGCAGGATCATACGGCACTCTTGTAATCCTGCCTGCATCTTCAGCTTCTACAAGTAATCTTCCATAATACGCACCAATGATCGCAGCCGTAAACGAACACTCATATTCCTGTTCATACTGCTCCACTGTCATCTGTGACTTGGCAGCATCCAACTCCGTATCTTTTACCAACTGCGTTTCACTAGCCTTTGCAATCTTCCAATACCAATAATCACTTCCTTCTTGAGTCTCATGCTTGGCTTGTGTCAGTATCTCATAAAAATGGTTATGCCCATTTGGTGTTCCTAAAAATATAGCCGCACCCTCTCTATCCGATAGTGCTGGTCTTACAACCTCCCCCCATACCCTAGGATTCTGCATGCCATACTCGTCAAACACACACAAGTCCAAGTAAATACCTCTCAACGCATCAGGATTCTCACCTGACAACAACATTATCCTACCACCATTAGGAAAGTCTGCTCTCAGTTCAGTCTCATTAAAAGTAACTCCTGGTATCACACCAGCATAATACTTTACATAATCCCAACTAATCCTCTTCGCCTGACTAAATGTAGGTGCAACCAAAGCAACTCTCGGTCTTGGCAACGGACAAGTCAAAGCATGTTTTATCATGTGATTGACAGCAAACACAGTTTTACCAAATCTCCTGTGCATAACAAGCACATTCCATCTCTTCAAGTCTCTGTGCATCTCTGCCTGTAGCACCCTTGGCTTATATGGTATCTTTACTTGCATCTGTTTCCCACACTATCCTTATCGCACCATCAGTTAACTCAACACCTGTCCTCTGCTTGATCTCACCAAACTTCTCTGGTAACACCTTCTGCACCTTCCAGCGAACATGTGGCATAATCCCTCAGTAAGTTAGGATCGTACATCTTACGCTTATGCAACGTATCTAAGAACATAGTCTCCAACTCCTCCAAAGTTTTCTCAGCAGATTGCTTCTGTGCAGTACGAACTACATCATTCAACTGCTCATCCTTTGCCATGTGTCTGTAAAAGGTAGCTCTGCTTACCTTTTCGTCTTTGCAAGCCTGATACAGACTATATCCGTCTGTAATCTTGCTTATGATCTTGTTTTTCTTATATTTGCTTAAGGACATTGTGTGTTTCTATGGTGTTATTAATACATATATACAGACGCTGGCGTTTGTTTGGGGTGTATGCCTTTTTATATACCACCCTATGCTATGCAATGTTTGCTGCTGCAATATGTTTTTTTTGTTTTTGCTCTGTTTTGTTACTATGCTGTGTATCATTGTCTCAATATATAGCAATAAGAATATAAACTATCCTTACCTATTATATATATACATTGCAAGTATAACTTTTTTCTTCTGAAAAAAATAAAACAAACTTTTTTTATAATAATAGTTGACAATAATAAACCAATGGTTATTATAGGAACTAACAACAACTAAACAAAGGAAAAACTAATGAAATACTTACTACCAATATTCTTAACTATTATCTGGTTACTATGTTCAGTATGCTTAATGCTATCTGTTGTAATGATGTATCCATTATTTGCATTTACATTTTTAGGAATACTTTTTTTCTTAACAATAGAATTAAACAATGAATTGGAG